GGACCGAATCGCTCCGTGGGTTTGCAGGTGTGACTGCGGACGAAAGACGCGTGTGGTTTCAAATTGGCTGGTCACCGGCCATACGAGAAGCTGCGGATGCCTTCAACGAGAACTCGCCGCTGAACGCGCGAGAATCCACGGTCGCGCGAAAACGGCGGAGTGGGCAGTTTGGTGCGGCATGCGAAAGCGATGCTCGAATCGAAGAGGGAAGGACTGGAAGGATTACGGAGGGCGGGGAATTAGCGTCTGTGCGCGTTGGTCACGCTCGTTTGCTGCGTTTCTAGCCGACATGGGGCCGCGCCCAAAAGGGAGGTCGCTCGACCGAAAAAATACCAATGGCAACTACTCCCCTCGCAACTGCCGATGGGCCACGCCCCTGATGCAATCCCGTAATCGTCGCACCAATCGCCGATCACCAGTCCACTAGTACAGGTTTCGCCTTAAGCCCTTTATAGTAAGTCTAATATAGACTTAGAGTCCTAGTACCCGCATTCTCGGTGCAAATGGCACCGATTGCACCGGACCGCGTCCCTGCCCATTTCCCAGCCGGAACCACCGTTCGCTACTCCCGTTCTCTCGATAATTTTTCACCGGAGGATGGCTGGCTTTACACGATCTATCTGAACGGGCTCACCACGAAGTTCAACAAGCAGGCCAACGCCGGCGGCGGTGCTGATTTTCAAATCGAGTTTCTTCCGTCCGACACCGAAGGGCTCGCGCCTGGTCCGTACCGCTACACCGAACGCCTCACCAATCCCGGCACGGCTTTGACTCTCACGCAGGTGGTCACCGCCGGCGCCGAAGCGATCTATTCGTTTTCCGGCTTCACGGGTCCGCAGCCGTACGTCGGCATAAACCTCGCGATTGCGGGCTACACCAACTCCACAAATAATTTGGCTGCCGGCGCAGTCACTGCGATCGAGCTCGATGGCGTGGGCGCCGGAACCGTGACCGTGGCGAACGCCGCGGCTGTGAATGAAACCGCCGCGGCTACGGGGCGAGGCCCGGCGCTCACGTACGATCTTCGCGGCGACGAGCTGGTAATTAACATCGAGCCAGACGCCGCCACTTCTCCCGCCGGCACGTTTCAGACCTACGAAGAGCGAACGCTCGCCGTGGTCGAGGCCGCGATCTCGGGCAATCTTTCGGGCGGCATCCAGAGCTATCAAATCGCTGGACGCGCGGTTTCGAAGTACAACCTGAAGGAACTGACGGATCTGCGCGGGCTGCTTCGCGCGGCCGTGTGGCGCCAGCAAAATCCCGGCCGCCTCTCGCAGTCGTACCACATCGAGTTCAACGTCCAGGAAGAGACGAAGTTCCCTGCAACGTGGACCGACGTGACGGGGCTTGACCGATGAAGACGCCCGGATTCTTTCAGCGCGTCGTTCTCGCCGGCAAGATGATTGTCGGCGCTGTTAGAAACCTCTCGACGTTCAATGGCGCTTCGGGATCCCGCCTCACGATGGACTGGGTTACCTCGATTCTCTCCGCCGATCAAGAGGTGAAATCAAACCTCCGGTTGCTCCGCGCGCGTGCGCGCGAGCTGTCCCGCAACAACGCCGTCGCGAAGTCCTACCTCAAAATTCTCGTGGCAAACGTGCTCGGCGAAAAGGGCATGGGCTACCAGCCGCAGGTCCGCAACAACGACAAGACGCTGAACTCCACGTTCAACGAGAAGATCGAGTGCGCCTGGAAAGAGTGGTCTAAAAAAGGCAACTGCACCGTCGACGGGAAATATTCGTTTCGCGCGGTTCAGACTCTCGTGCTGAAAACGATTGCGACCGACGGCGAGGCGTTCGTTCGAATGGTGCCCGGCTTCGCAAATAAGTACCGCTTCGCGCTGCAGATGGTGGATCCAGATCAAATCGATCATTTGTTCAGCCGCTTCGCTTCGAAGCAGGAAAACGAAATCCGGATGGGCGTCGAGGTGGACAAATGGGGCAAACCCGTTGCCTACCACGTCAACCCCGCGCATCCATCGGACCTCGGCGGCTCGCTGCTCCGCGAACGGATCCCGGCCGAGTACGTTCTGCATCTCTACGATCCCGAGCGCGTGAATCAAACGCGCGGCGTCACCTGGTTTCATCCCTGCATGCAGGAGATGCGCATGCTCGGCGGCTACGTCGAAGCCGAGCTGGTCGCCGCCCGCGTGGGCGCCGCGAAAATCGGTTTCCTCAAAACCACCGAGCCCGCCGCTTACGAAACGCCGAACGAGGACGCCAAGTACCGCATCGAGGCGAATCCCGGCGTGATCGAGCAGCTGCCTCCGGGAATGGATTTTGTGCCGTGGAATCCCGACCATCCGGCGAACGCTTTCCAGATGTTCGTGAAGTCCATGCTCCGCTTTATCGCCGGCGCGCTGGGCGTGTCGTACAACGCGCTCGCCTCCGACCTCGAAGGCGTCAACTACTCATCGATGCGGTCCGGTCTGCTCATCGAGCGCGACCAGTGGAAGATCTGCCAGTCGATGATGGCCGAAACCTTCATGCAGCCGATTTTCGAATCCTTCATGGGCATGGCGCTTCTCTCCGGGCAGCTCGTGCTCGACTCGCGCGATCCGTCGCGCTTTTTGTGCGGCAAATGGGAACCTCGCGGCTGGCAGTGGGTCGATCCGCTCAAGGACGTGCAGGCTTCCATTCTCGCGATCGGCTCGGGTCTGCAATCGCGTGACGCGATCGTGTCCGAACGCGGCGACTCGATCGAGCAGGTGTTCGAGACTCTCGCCGCGGAAAAGAAACAGGCCGAGGCGCTCGGGCTCGAGTTCACCGTCTCGGCCACAAAGCCCGGCGTGCAAAAGGGTCCGCAGAATCCAGTCACTGCCGGCGACGACGAGGAAGACGTGCCGCAGGAAGAAGTCGACGAAACGGACAAGGGCAAAAAGTCGGCGGAGTCCGCAAGCTCAAAACTCGTGGCGATGAGGAGATAGCGATGGCAACCACAACGAATCCGACCGTGCGCGAAGCTCTCCCGAGCGAACTCGGGATGATGTTCCGCCAGTTTGAAGTTGTCACCATGACGCCGGTCAAACGGCGCACCGCGGACGAAAAGCTCGCGCGCGTGGCGGCTCGCGCCGCTCGCGCGGTGACGCGCGCCGCAAATAAAGCCGCTGGCAAAACCGACGACGCCGACGACGATGAGGAAGACGACGACGGCGAGGACGAGGACCGCTCCGACGACACCGGCAACGAAGGCAAGGAAGCCGCCGGCAAACGGGACGAGGACCGTTTCGACATTTCGATTTCGTCCGAGTATCCGGTCTCGCGCTGGGGCGCGACGGAAATCCTCGATCACTCGAAGGATGCAGTCGACCTGTCCCGCGCAAAGCTCGGGCTCTCGTTTCTCGATTCGCACGATTCCAAGAGCGTCATCGGCATCGTCGAGGGCATCAAGGTCGGCGACGATAAAAAGCTCCGAGGAAAAGTCAGGTTTAGCCGCAATCCCGCCGCGCAGTCGATCAAGCAGGACATTCTCGACGGGATCCGGCGTTTCATCTCTGTTGGGTACGGGGTCAACGAGTACACGCTCGACAAATCGTCGAAGGACGAAGGCGACACGTACCGGGCTACAAACTGGACTCCGATGGAGGTCAGTTCGGTTGGCGTTCCCGCCGACCCGACTGTCGGCAATAACCGCGCGGCAGGGGAGCGCAAGTTTCCCGTGGTGCTCGTGGGCAGTGAAAATCTACCGGCTTCCAAGCCGAATTCGAGGGAGGTCACAGTGGAAACGAACACAGCAGTCACCGAATCCCGGACCGCCGCCGCTGAAATTTTTCGGCTCGGCAAGCAACACGGGATCGATCACGAACGCACGGTAAAGATGGTGTCCGACGGTCTGACCGTCGAGCAGGCTTCACGCGAAATTCTTTCGGATGTCGAGAAGCGCGGCGCCCGTCCGATCGTTACCAACTCGGCGGAGGAGCAGGAGCGTCTCAACCTCACCGAAAAAGAGCAACGGCAGTACAACCTCGCGCGCGGAATTATGGCCGCGGTCGCCAATGTCGAATCGAACATGAGCGGCTCGGCGAAGCGCGAGAACACGTTCGAACTGGAAATTTCGGACGAACTCGAAAAGCGTCACACGCGCGAATCGCACGGCGGCTTGTTTGTGCCCTGGTCGATCCGTCACGCCTGGTCCGACAACCTCGAGAAGCGATTCCCAGGGCAAATGAAAACCCGCGCGGGTCTCGACTCGGGCAGCTCCACCGCCGGCCAAACGCTGAAGTTCACCGAACCCGGCGAGTTCATCCAGTTTCTCTACAACCGGATGCGCGTCAAGGAACTGGGCGCTCGCACCATCGCGGGTCTCCGCGACAACGTGAGCTACCCGAAACAAACCGGCCGCGCGACGGGCTCGTGGGTGGGTGAGAATCCCGGCAGCGATGTCGCCGATTCCGCTCTCACTCTCGGCGCCATCGCGTCGCAGCCTCACTGCTACCAGTCATCGTCCAGCTATTCACGGCAGTTGCTGGCGCAGGCTGTCGTCGATGTCGATACGCTCGTGCGCGAAGACCTCGCGCGCGATCTCGCGCTCGCCGTCGACACCGCAGCCATCTCTGGCAGCGGCAGCTCGAATCAACCCACCGGAATTCTGAACACCTCGGGTGTGCAGAGCTACGTCGTGGAAGCGGACTCAGCAAATGGCGGCGCGCCCGTGTGGGACGACATCGTCAACATGGAAACGCTCATCGAGGACGTGAACGCCGATCAGCTCGGGAATGGCGGATGGCTCACCACACCGGGTGTGAAGTCTCGGCTGAAGCGCACAGCGCGTTTGGGAAACACGATCGGACTGCCGATCTGGGCGGACGACGACACGGTCGACGGCAAGATGGCGCGCTCGACGAACCAGGTCGCGTCCAACGGCACGAAGGGTTCGGGCACGGCTCTCCACACCGCGATCTACGGGATCTTCGAGACCATGATCATCGGCATGTGGGGCTCCGGGTTCGAGCTGGTTGTCGATCCGTACCGCCTGAAGAAGCAGGGCATGATCGAGCTAACCACGTTCATGCTGACCGACATCACGCTGAAATACGGACCGGCTTTCGTAGCGGCGACCGATCTCATCGTCTCGTAACGAATCGCAAGAGCTACGGCTCATTCGATGTGGGCTCGGCGGTCTGGCCGAAAGGCTGGACCGCCCGAGATCACCGCCAAGGAGAAGAGCGGCATGGAAGAACGGCGAAATGTCAAAAAAATCAAACTCACGCGCCATCTCATCATCGATGGCAAGCATGCGGAGAAGGGAACGGTTGTTTCTGTTCCGCGCGGAAAAGCGCTCGACATTATCGGCTCGGGTTGCGCGGTCGAACACCTCGAACCGGGCGAAGCACCAGAAAGCGCGCCAACAACTGTGCGGGTTGAAAAGCCTGTCCACGCCGATCCGAAACCGCAAAACGCGGACCCGACGACGGCAAGGCGCAAGAGCGCTTAAAGACAGATGCCTCTCCCGTCCACCGCCGCCGCTTTCGGCGACAGCGATATCCCCGCCTTGATGGCGGACATGGGTATCGCGGTCGCCGTGGGCGGCGCGAGCGGTGTCGGGCTGCTCGACGAAGCCGACGAGATCGTTGTGCAGGATTCGCAGCGAGGCCAGGTGGTGGTGCTGGCCACGACGCTCACGGTGCAGACCTCGGCGTTTCCGGCCGTTGCCATCGGCGCCGCGGTCGCGATCGGCTCTAAGAATTTCACGGTTCGCGAACGCCTGAAGATGGGCGATGGCGGGCTGACCAAGCTTTTGCTCGGCACGGCGTAACACAAACTTTTCGAAGGAGGCAGTCGCATGAAGACTCTGAGTTTGGGACTGGCAAAACCGGACGCCGACCTAAACGTCGTTTCCGGGAACGCCGCAAGCGGGCAATCGAACGAGGCGGCAAACGAGGACATTCTCGATACTGCGGTCGCCGGTCTCGGCGGCGCGAACACCGCGAGCGGTTGCGCGATCGAGGCGCACACGACTTCCGGCGCGATCTCGCTGAAAGCGGGCACGGTCACTCTCGGCAGCGCGGGCGCTCTCACCATGACGCTTGCAAATCCCGTGAGCGGAACCGACGACGGCAAAGAGCTGTCCATCATCGCGGTCACCGCGCACGCGCACATCGTCACGACGACTGCGGGCATCAGCGGCGGCGCAAATCACAAGGCCACGTTTGGCGGCGCGCTGGCCGATCAGCTCAACCTGGTAGCTCTCGGCGGCGTGTGGTACCTGCGTCCGTCAACGAATCAAACGCTGACGGCGTCGTAAAGGAGTTTTGTGGCTGATTCGTTTCGCGAGCAAATCATGACCGCGCTCGCTGCAGCGCTCGCGGTGGGCGGCGGACCTGCCGGCTTGACCGTCCACCGCGAGCGCACCAGAGCGATCGAGATCGATTCGCTTCCGGCGATCATGATTTACGCCGAGGACGATCAGCCGAAACCTCTCGCCGCGCAGAACTATCGCGCGCCCACGACCGAGCGTCAGCTGTCGATCGGTTTGCAGTGCCGGGCCGAGGGCTCGTCGACTTCGTCGGTCGACCAGGTGCTCGACCCGATCATCGTGTGGGCGAACCAGCAAATCTTTTTGGACGAGACTTTCGGCGGTCTCGCTAACGGAGTTGAGGAGGACCGGACGGTGTGGATGTCGAAAGAGGGCGACAAGCCAATCGCCGCCGCCACGGTTCACTTCACGATTAAGTATCGGACGAGCAGGCTCGATCCGACTTCGAAGTCCTAGGAGGACAATATGGGCATTATTTACCCGGTACCTCATGTCCTGATGCTCGGCAAAGGGTCGGTGCTGCTCGATATTTTCGATGCGAGCGGGAACCCGTCCGGCTTCCAGCATCTGGGCAACGCGACAAAATTTGAAATCGAGTTGAAGGACGACATCGCCGAGCTGTTCCAGTCGCTCAACAAAAGCGTGACGCAGATCGGTTCCGCGCTGAAAAAGCGGCAGGGCAAAATCAGCATCACCGGCACCGACTTTTCGTCGGTCCACGGCGCGATCACCCAGATGTCCAGTGGCAAGACATCGCTCGCGACAACGGCCACGACCTTCACGTCCGAGGTTTTGATCACCGCGGCGCAGGCACCGAATGCCATCGGCCGCTATTTCCAGGCGCTTCACTTCAACACCGACGGCGTGGGAACGCCGCCCGTGCTGACGTCGAACGCAGTCGTGCTCACTGCCGGCACCGACTATGTCCTGGTCGATGCGATCAAGAGCATTTATTACATTCCCGCCGCCTCGACGATTTCGTCGCACGCGGTCACGGCCACCTACAACACGCTCGTGGGTTCCCAGGACCAGGTCGCCGCGGCAACCGTTCCGTTCCAGCAGGGGCACCTCAAGTTCGTCCCGGATCCCGTGGACGGGCAGAAGATCATGGCCGACTTGTGGAAGTGCAATCTGCATCCGCAGGGGCAGTTCGGTTTGATCTCAGACGATTACGCGAATTGGTCGCTCGACGGCGAGATCCTCGACAACACCGCGCTCACGCCGAACGCACCGTTCTATCAGCTCACGTATTTCTAAACGGTCCGGTTAGGGAAGACGGGCGCAACCGTTTGGATGCAGTCGGGAAGCCGGGAAGAAGAGGGACCGGCTTCCCATTTTTCTAGTTCGATGGACGCGGGCGGCAACTCCGACCCGGAGGCGAAATGGATACTCTGAAGCTCGACGGCAGGGAATTCACCGGCATCACCCAATCCCTAACAGCAAACCAGGACGGATACGTGCAGGCGCACCTCGCGCGCTCGGGCGCGAAAGACGTGCTGCTCGATATTGACGAAACGCGGACCGATCGAGCTAAGGCTGAGGAGCTGCTCACCCGCCTGCAGCTCACGGGCAAAACCCACAACGTGCTCGCCGGCTGTCTCACCGAAGTCGGCAAAAAGTGGACGGTTGCCGAAGCGGATCGCAACGCGATCGCGTTCAGCGAGATCACCGACAACGACGAGAAGGTTGCGATGCGAGAGGCGATCGTGGGGTTCGTCATCGGTTTTTTTTCGTTAGGGGCGGGATCATCGACGACTTCCCCGAGATCTTCGAGCCCGACCGCAAAGGCAAGTCGTACAAAGAGCGCGGGGCGATAGATCTGGGGGATTTTGCGCCGCTCGTTCGCGAGGCAGCGGCGCACGATCCGGATAGATTCGATGCCGTGATGGACTGGCCGTTGCGCGAAATCTGTCTCGTATTCGTCGAGCGGATGCGCGAAAACGCCAGACAGAACTTCCAGACCGAGCTGCTGGTCTGGGCGATGCTCGCGCCGCACCAGAAGCGGCAGACGAAGCCGCCGGATGTTCCGAAAATTTTGAGGTGACGAGTTGGCAGACGCTCCCGAAGTCAAAGTTCGACTGACCGCGGAAGACACCGGGGTCGCCGCAGCGATTAAGGAACTCGGCGCACAGCTGAAGAACCTGAAAACGCAGCAGGACGATACGGCCGGGAGCTCACTCAGGCTCGGCTCGGCGCTCAAGGGAATCGCGTTTGGCGCGGCGGCATACGGCGTCGCCGCTTTCGTAAAGAGCGTTTTTGATGCAGGCACGCAGATAGCCCGCACCGCGCAGATTACTGGCGCGTCCGCCCAAACCATCGGCGTGTTCCACAAAGCCGCTGGCGATCTCGGCATCGATGCCGAGTTGGTCGATACCAGCTTCGTGCGGCTCTCCCGCTCGATTCTTAACTTCCAGAACGGAAACACTCAAACCGTCGCCGCGTTCAGGCAGCTGGGCATCTCCGCGAAAGATTTCGTCGGACTGAGCACCGACCAAAAAATAAAGCTCGTTACAGACCGTCTCGGCTCAATGGCCGAAGGCACCAATCGCGCTGCGCTCGCGCAGCAATTGCTCGGACGCAGCGGCGCGGAGGTTCTTCCAGTCCTGTCACAGCTCGCTGGCAAGGGGTTCGGAGAAGTCGAAGCGCGCGCGAAGTCGATGGGCTTGCTCCTCGATAACCAGACGGCGAACTCGATCCTGCAAATGAAGGGGCAGATTGAGGATTTGAAAGACGAGGCGACCGGCGCTGCGACGCAATTTGAAGCCGGGCTCATCCCAGCGATTACGAACGTCTCGACCGCGATGTTGCAGGCCATCAATGGATCCGGGGCCGGAAGTGGCTTCAAATCGCTGGGCGAAGAGGTCGGGTCGCTCGTAGAGAAAGTGGCCTACGGACTGGTCACCACTGGGCAGCGCGTTGCCGAAGCCATCGCGATCATGGAGTCGGCGTGGGATTACGCCGTCGGCCACATGAAAGAATCGGCGGTTGTGCTGGGTGCCGCTCTGACGGGAAACATCATCGGCGCGTTCCAAGCGATGAAGGAACTCGGCACGACGAACGCCGGAAAGGATCTCGCAGCTCAAATCGCCGCAATCGAGAAACAGTTCAAGGAAGAAAACGACAAATCGAACCTCGACATCTTCGGAGGGGCGTCGAACGCTCCGCCGATAAAGCCTCCCGCCGGCAAGGATGGTCCGGGAGGTTCCAAGGTCGCGAAAGCCGCACCAGACGCCGCGAACCGAGCGCAGCTCGCGCTCACCGAGAAGAAGCTCGAGGACGAACAGGAGCTGTTCAAAGCCTATTTCGCAAAGCGCGCCGAAGAAGATAAAGCCGAGTACGACCGTGGCGCGATCTCGCTCGAAACATATTTCGCGCGGCGCCGCGCGGACATCGCCTCCGAAGCGGCCGAGGAAATCACGATTCTGCAGCAGCAACGCGACGACGTCCAGGCAGCAGCCGACAAAGCCGCTAAGTCAGCTCTGAAACAACCGGACAAATCGTCGGCTCGCGACAAGCTCAATGCCGAAAGTCTCACCGATCTCGCAAAGGTCGACGAGCTCAATACGAAAATTGCTCTCGCACAGGATGCTGCGTCAACCAAGCAGGGCGCGCTCGACGCTGAGGAATTTGAGAAAAAAAAGGAGAACCAGCAGCAGGTACTCGAGTTCCACAAACAGCTCGAGCAGCTGCAGGGCAAAGAGCAGGAGGTCTCGAAATCCGATATCGCGCTCGAAGCACAAAAGCACCGCATTCAGCTCGAGCAGGCGGGCGAGTCGAAGGAACAGATCGACGCCGAGCTCGCGCAGTTCACTCAGCTCAAAACCGCACAGGCCGATTTCGAGGCCGCGCGGAAAAAGACGCAGCAGGACCAGAAGGCGTTCGAGCTAGAGAAGCAAGGGCTTCAGATTAAGGGCAAGGCTGGGCAGCTCTCACCGATTGAAACGGAGCGGGCAATCAACCAGCTCATTCGCGATCGCCTGCCGCTTCTTCAGGCCGACGCCGATGCCGAAATCGGTGCCGCGCAGAAAACTGGCAAAAAGGACGCCATCGCCGCCGCGAACGACGACAAGCAAAAGATTCAGGACATCACGGTTTCCGCGAAGGATCTCGGCCTGCAAATGGGGCAAAACCTGAATGCCTCGTTCACCAATTTCTTCGAGACTGTGGGCCGCGGCACGCAGGGCGTCGCGCGGCAGTTCGAGAATCTGGCCGCGTCGGTCGTGCAGTCGATCGAGCAAATGCTCATCAAGCTCCTGCTCTTGAAAATCGCGAAGGAAGCCGCGGGAGCGACCGGCGGAGGCACCGGCTTTTTCGGATCCCTTCTCACTGGGCTCGGCGGCGGTCACAAAGAGGGCGGTCTCATCAAGGGACCAGGCGGGCCGAAGGATGACGCGATTCCCGCGAGGCTTTCCGCTGGCGAGTTCGTGGTGAAGGCCGACGCCGTCAGCGCGTTCGGCGCGCACAACCTTGAAGCCATCAATCGCGGAATGAAAATCCCCGCGATGGCAAACCTCGCGATGCCGAAGTTCGCTGATGGCGGGCTCGTGGGACCGGCCGGCGGATCGGGTTCGCCTGGCCAGGTCAATATGGGCATCACGCTCGACAAGGGTTTGATTCTCCATTACCTGTCATCGAAAGACGCCGGGCGCATCGTGCTGAATCACCTCACGCAGAATCCGAAGGCCGCGTCGAAAGCGCTTGGAAGGAGTCAAGGCTAATGTCCGTTTTAATCGGCTCGGCGACGAGCTACACAGATCTGCTCAACCAACTCGATTCGTTTCTCACCTCGACGGGCATGGCGCTCACGCCGTCGTTTGTCGGCACGGGCAACGGGACCATCTCCGCGCTTGGCGGCTCCGCCGGCGTCGCCGAAACGATCACCGTGACGTTCACGAGCGCGACCGCGTTCGGCGTTGTGGGCTCGGTCTCGGGCTCGCTCGGAACCGGTACCGTCGGCACCACGTTCACCAACTCGAAAACGGTATTCAAGATCACCGCCGGCGGCACGGCTTTCGTTGCGACCGACGCTTTTACATTCGCGGTCACGCCGCCGTGGACCTCGCTGCTCCGCACCTCGGGCACGACCATGATCTGGCAGGCACCGGGAAATGGCGGGGCCGACGAGATCATCGTGGGCGCGAATATCTTTTCGAACATCACCGGCGATTACTGGAACTGGCGCCTGGGCGGATTCACCGCGTACAACTCCGCGCTCTCGTTTGTGAACCAGGCAGGCTACGTGGGCGGTCCAGGGCAGTCGACGCCGTCGCCGATTCTGCCGCTCTGGAATTCGACGATCCCGTTTTGGTTCGTCGCGAACGGACGGCGCGTGATCGTGGTCGCGAAAGTCTCGACGGTCTACGTCAGCTGCTACCTCGGCTTTCTCAGTTCGTATATGGCGCCCGGCGCGTTCCCGTACCCGCTCGTGGTCGCCGGGTCGCTTAATTTCGCAACCACCGAACCAGGCGCGACGAGCGTGAACTTTCGGTGGAGCTACACCGGAAATGAAATGCGCGCGTTCCCGATGCCGGACATCACGGCACTCTCTCAGGATGCCGATAGCCAGATGCGGCTCCGGTTGCCCGGCGGCTCGTGGCGCGGCTTTTCCTCTGGCGCAGGCGACACGCACGGCAAGGTGTGGCCGGCGGCGTGGTGCTCGCCGGGCAGCTGGGATTGGCGCCCGGATCTCGACGGCGGCTATTCGCTTTTGCCGATCGTGCTCTGTGATAACACGCCGAATGTCTACGGCGAACTCGAAGGCGTGAAAGCCGTCACCGGGTTTTCCCAGGCGGTCGAGAACACCATCGTCGTGGGCGGCGTCACCTACCTCGTGGTGCAGAACGTGTTTCGCAACACCAAGTCCGATTTTTTCGCCGTGCGATTGAGCTAGGAGAGTTCGAATGTCTTACGCGAATGGAACGGCCACGGGACCAGTCGACCTGCTTCAGCAGCTCGTTACGTTTCTCGTGGCGGCGGGCTGGACGCAGGACGCGAGCGCGGCCGAAGGCGCAGGCTGGGCCGCGCATCTTCACAACAGCGGCAACTATGTGCATCTCCGCGGCACCGTCAACGAAACCGTTTTTCAGCAGCACACCGGCGGCGGCAGTTACGCGCTCGCTCTCTACCTCGGCACGAGCTACAACTCGGGCCAGCCGTGGAACAACCAAACCGCCGGCGCTCCGATCGGAAACGGCGCGAGCTATCCCGTCGGCGCGGCAGCGGTGCTGTCCGTCGGTCCGTTCACAAATTATTACTTCATGACCGATTCGGGCGGGCAGAACGTGGTGGTGATCGTCGAGGTCACGCCTGGCGTTTTCTCGTTTGTCGGCTGGGGTCCATCGATCAATGCGGCCGGTTCGATCACAGGCGGCGCGTACTTCTACGGATCCGCCAGCGGTTTCTTCAGTTCGTTTGCCGGCACGGGCGCGGGTTACACCACCACATCGGACTGTCCCGGAGGAGTGGCGGACATCGAGTCGGGGGTATGCGCGTATCTGCGCTGTGACGTCGATTCGTTCACCGGAAAGTGGATCGGCATCGGTCCGAACACCTCGGCGCTCGAGGGCTACACCGGAAAAGTCGGCAGCAGTTCGGTCTCGACGCACGGCGGTTCGGGGATCTCGGCCGTGCCGGTCTATGCGACCGGGGTCGGCAACGCCGGCGATTTTCAGAACCTGCAGACGAGCGCGCAGGATTCCCGCGCAAATCTTTTGCCTGTGCTGCTCTGGGTCAATCGCGACAGCACCACCACTGGCTTTTCTCTCGCCGGCAGCTTGCCGATGGTTTTCTCATCGAACGGCGTCGGAAACGGTTTTTCCAACGCGAGCGAGTACACGATCGGCAGCGACACTTACAAGATGTTCCCGAACTTCGCCGTGCTGAAGGTTCCATAGAATGTCGAGTTTCGCGGGCGTGCTCATCTCACTTGGTCCCGGTCGCGCGACGCCGGCGGGCCAGTCCACAAACATCGACACGATGACGATGTTCACGTCGCTGTCCGTCTCGCTCACGAAGGGACCGCTCGGCGCGAGCCAGGGCACGCCGCAGCCGGCGCTCACGATGGCGCACACCTCGCTCACCGGGGTCATTCAGGAGCTGTTCGGCGGGCGGCTGTTCGAGCGCGTGATCATGCTACCCACGCTCGAGGCGCTCGAATTCGTGCTGACCGCGACGGAGTTTCCGATCGAGGTCTGGAACACTTTCCGGGACTTCGACCAGCTGCTCGAGTCGATCACCATCGCGGGCTCGGGCGGCATCGTGGTCGCCGATCCGTTCGGCGAGCCGCTCGTTTTCGCCGCGCAGGATTCCCGTATCTACCAGGCCACGCTGCCAAGCTCGGGCGCGACGCAAATCAATCAGACCGTGACGTTCGCTTTCCTGTCCGGGATCGGCGGCGGCGTCATCACCATCACGGGCTCGCGCATCGCGCTGTTTTCGGTCGCGCCGGATTGGGACGAGGGAATCGCGGAATCGATCGAGTACCTCACCGACGTGCTGAAGGCGTACTCCGATAACGAGCAACGGCGTGGGTTGCGGCAACTCCCGCGGCGCGCGCTCCGCTTCCGGGCGAGCGCGCTCACCGCGCTTACCGCAGCCGGCATGGAGTCAATGGTCTGGGGATGGCAGCAGGAACCGTTCGGTGTTCCGTGGTGGCCAGATGCGACCGCGCTCACCGCCGACACCGCAGCGGGTTCGTTTTTCATTCCGTGCAACACCGTCGACCGCCAGTTCGCCGCCGGCGGCTTGTGCTGCATCTGGGTCGATGAGTTTACTTTCGAGGCGCTGTCGGTCGATAGCGTCGCATCGAATGGCGTCACGGTTTCCTCTCCCACGCAGTTCAGCTGGACGGCGTCGCCGGCAACGCTCGTAATGCCAGTGTTTCTCGGGCGCATGCCGGACTCTGTCGAAGTGCAGCGCTTTTCTTCCGCGATCGACCAGATCGACGTGCAGTTTATCGGGGAAGCGCTACAGGCGGCGCCGGCGCCGTCGATTTCGCCGACGCAGTACAAAAGCATCGACGTGCTCGAGATCCCGCCGAACTGGGACCGCACGCTTGACCGAAGCTACAAGCGCTCGATCGTGACGCTCGACCCGAAAGTGGGACCGATCACCGTAATCGATAAGGGCGGAAGCGCAGTGGTGGGCCAGCAGTTCCCGTGGTTTCTGAATGGGCACGCGAACGTCACCGCGTTCCGTGCGTTCATCTTGCGGCGGTTCGGGCAGCTCAATTCATTTTGGGTTCCCACCTGGGACCAAGACCTCTTGCTCGCCGGCAACATCGGCGCGTCCGATGGCGCGTTCAACATCGAATCTGAATTTTATTCGCGGTTTTTCTTTCCGAACCCAGCGCGTCACTTCATCGCGTTCATCCCGACCGACGGCAGTTCGAATGTCTACCGCGAGGTCACCGCGAGCGAGGATAACGGCAACGGCACCGAAACGCTCACGCTCGATTCGCCGACGGGGAAGGCGTTCGCGGCCGCGACCACGATGGTCTCGTTTCTCACGCTCGCGCGGCTCGCGAGCGATAACACCGAAATCGGCTGGATGAATGCGGACCTCGCCGAAGCGAGTCTCGCGTTTCAGGAACTGCCGAGGGAGTTGCCAGCGTGACCTACGACCTGGTCGAGCAATCGGGATCCGGTTCCAAGCCCTACGAGCTGTTTCTGTTTCAGGGCACCGGGATTTTCTTCGCGCTCGCGAGCGGGGATGCGCCGGTCACCTATCTCGGAAACAATTTCGTGCCGGCGACGATCTCGCGCTCGGAATCGGAGCAGTCCAACGAGGTGGTCTCGGGGCAGCTCAAGATCACACTGCCGGGCAATCACCCGCTCGCGCAGCTGCTCTTGCCGTACCTGCCCACGTCGCCGATCGCGATCACGATTTTCGGCTCGCACTATTCCGACACCGAGACCGTGGTGCTCTTTACCGGGACCGTGGCGTCGGCGCGGTTCACCGATCAATGCGAGCTGACCTGCAATTCGTCGCAGTACCTGCTGCAGCAAAAAATTCCCGTGCAGCTCTACCAGGCGCCGTGCGCGCACATTTTTGGCGACGCCGGCTGCGGCATCTCGCTCATCGACCACACCTACACGGGCGAAATCTCCGCGATCGATTCGACCGGGACCGTGATCACCGTTCCCGATTTCGCGTCGCTGCCCGATCCGCTGCTCGCCGGATACATGAGGCGCGGGAATGACGTTCGGATGATCGTCGCGCAGGTGGGCGACCAGATCACGCTGCTCTCGGCGATCTCTGGTTTGCAGGTGGGCGATTCGGTTCTGGGCGTCGCCGGCTGTCAGCTCACGTTCGCCGCGTGCGATAGCTACAAAAACACGTTCAATTTTCTGGGCTGGGATTTAATTCCAGAGATCAACCCGTTCGACGGGAGCGCGTCGGTAGGTTAGCGCGCAAGGGAGGTGTCGCCTTCTTCTGGTTACTGCTGCTCATGTTCGTCGCCACCACCGTCGTGGGCGCTCTGCTCTCTCCGCATCCCCAGGGGCCGCAGCCTAGCGCGCTCGGGGATTTCTCCATTCCGACGGCGGAAGAAGGCCGCGCGATCCCCGTCGTTTTCGGCACCGTGAAGATTGCCGGCGGAAACACCGTGTGGTGGGGCGATCTGAAAGTGAAGCCCATCAACCCGTCGCTGCTCTCTACCATCCTGTCGTTCGGCGCGGCGAAGGCCGAAGGGTTTCAGTATTTCCTCGGCTGTCAGTTCGCTCTGTGCCAGGGCGGCGTGGACGCGCTCGTGGGCATCGAGGCCGACGCGAAAGACCTCGCTTATACCTCGACGCAAATCCTCAACGGCAACGGCAGCGAAAACTATTTGAAGCTTGCGGTCACCAGTCAGGATTTGTTCGGCGGCACGACGGCCGGCGGCGGCGGTGGGATCTCCGGGACGTTTGATTTCTATCGCGGCATCGGCACGCAGCAGCCGAACGATTATTTGTCCGGCGTGCAGGGTCGTGTTTCTCTTTCGCAGACCGGCATCGGCTACACGTTTTCGGGCGTGGGCAACGGCACGATCACGTCGGAGTCGGGCGGTCCGGGCTCGCTCAACGAAACGATTCGCATCACCGGCGTGGGCATCGACGGCAACGCCAGCCATTCGACGTTCGGGAAGATGCAGTTCAGTGTCGTGGGTTCGATCTCCGGGACGCTGCTCAATTCGACGGCGAACGCCGAAGGCTCGCATGCGTGCTGGGCGGACGCGGCGTTCTCATCGGGCGGCGGCGGAAGTCCGAACCGGATTAACTTCACGGTCGACACCGGCTCGACGCAGTTCGCAAATGGCGACCAGTTCGTCATCGTCACCCAGCACTCGCACGTCGCGCCGGCGTACCCGAACATCTGCTACACCGCGTGGGAGCAGGTCTATGTCGGCACGTCGAATTATCTGAAGCCGCTCGCGTGGATCGTGCGCCGCTGCCCGGATCCGCTCGGGCTCGGCAGCTCGATTGCAAATCTCTCGGGCGACGCGAACCCGGCCGAGATCATCTACGACCTGCTTTCGAATATCGATTACGGGCTCGGGATCCCGACGGCCACGATCGACGCCGTGAACTTCACCGCCGTCGCGAACACGCTCGCGACCGAAGGGCTCGGGCTCTCGATGCAGTTCGATACGCAGGCGTCGGCCGACAATCTCATCGGCGAAGTGCTTCGCCACATCGATGGCGTGCTCTACACCGACCCGGCGACCGGACTCTGGACGATCACGCTCGCGCGCGGCGGCTACGATCCGTCGACACTGCCCGTGCTCACCGTCGATAACGTGCTCACCACGCCAGACCTTTCGCGCGGCTCCTGGGAAGAGACCACGAACTATGTGGGCATCAAATTCTGCTCGCGCCTGAACAACTACAATTCGCGCCTGGTCACCTGCTACGACGCCGCGAACTATGCCGTCACCGGGAAAGTCCGGCCGCAAACGATCGAGTTCATGGGACTCTCGACCGAGGCGACCGCCGCGCTCATCGCCACGCGCGTGCTGAAAACCTTCACGTATCCGCTCGCGAAGATCAAACTCGTTGTCGACCGCACGGCGTGGAAGTGGAGGCCCGGCGGTCTATTTCGCTTCACCTGGGAACCGCTCGGCATCACCGACCAGATCTTCCGGATTACGCGCATCGGCTACGGGGAACTGGTCGACGGCAAGATCACGATCGACGCCGCCGAGGACATTTTCGGAATCAACGACACCGCGTTCGGCGCGCCGCCGGTCTCGGGCTGGGTCAATCCGCTTGTGGCGCCGGCGGTCCCGGACTATGAGCTCGCCATCGAAAGTCCGTACGCATTCTCGACGTCGGGCGACGCGCGCGTTTCGGTGGGTTGCGTCCGCGGCGACGGGATCAGCAAGGGCTTCGAGATGTTTGCGGACGAAGCGGGCGGCTCGGCTTACGTGTCCTACGGCACCGTCGACGGCTTCATGTCATCCGGGCTGCTCACCGCGGACTATCCGGTCAATACTGCGGCGACCGATTCGACGGGCTTCATCCTGTCCGCCACGGGCGCGCGGGATCTGGACGCGCTCGTGGGCACCAACGCCGCCGGGCTTGCGAACGGGACCAACGTGCTGATGTTCGCCGACACTGGCGAGTTCTGCTCCTGGGAAAACGTCACCCGGAATACCGACGGCACCTGCACCATCGCGGGCGTGATGCGCGGCATTTTGGACACGGTTCCAGCCGATCATCCGACGAGCACGCGCGTGGTGTTCTTCACCGTCGGCTTTGACTTCCTGAAGCCGTCCACGATCCCCACGGCGGGCGCCACGGGTCCTACGGGGCCGACCGGGCCAACGGGGCCGACGGGAAGCACCGGAAGCACTGGGGCGACGGGGTCTACGGGGGCTACGGGCTCCGCTGGGGCCACGGGTGCCACAGGACCGACCGGACCTACCGGGCCGGCTGGGTCTGCGGGATCTGCGGGCGCCACGGGCGCTACCGGGCCAACTGGGGCCACGGGGCCGGCTGGGGCCAACGGGACCATCGCCTCGCGCGGCAACGTCACGATTACCACAGCCTCGCTTGCCGACCAGGCAAACGAGCAGGGGTTTGTCACCATCGGGAAGTCGTTTGCGATCGTGAAGATTGCGGCATCGTGCGCGTGCCGCGTCCGGCTTTATTCCACCGTCGCACAGGCCAATGCGGACATCGGCAGGCCCGCCACGCAGTCGCCCGTGCTCGGCACGCCGCACGGCGTGATCATGGATTTCGTTCTGAATTCCTTCACCGGGTTGTCGTTCATCTGCTCGCCAGAGGTGTACGGAGCAAACGTCGAGTCGACCGTCGTTTCGTCGATTTCCTACACCGTGCAAAACATCAGCGGCACGGCGCAGTCCGTGGGCGTCACGCTCACCGCGAAAATCGAGGAGGCTTAGAAAATGAGCACGCAGATTCTTTCCACGACGGTTCCGGCAAACGACACATTCGCCGATTTCAAAACGTGGGCGCAGGCGATCTCCGCCTGGATGGCTTCGATCGGCTGGACGCAGACCAACGACACCGGGCAGGTGGTGTGGACCGCGACGGTGCTCACCGCGACGCAGGTCGCGATGTCCGGCACCACGGCAACCGTTTCCTATTCGTCTTTCACGGGTCCGGCGCCGCGCGCCGGGATGTCGGTCACATGGAGCGGCTTCAGCAACGGCGGGAACAACTCCACCTTCACGCTCACTGCGGTCTCGGGAGGATCCTCGGGCACCGTGCAAATGGTGAACGCAAGCGGCGTGAACGAAACGCACGCGGGGTCTGGGACGACCACTGCAAACACAACAGTTCCCGGAACGAGCGCTTTTTTCTACGACACATGGGTTTCGACCGATTCGGCTTCGTCAACTCTGCCCATTTACCTGAAGCTCGAATATGGAGCGTCGAGCGTGGCGGCGAACCCATCGTTCGCTCTCACTGCCGGCACCGGGTCCAATGGTTCCGGCACGCTCACCGGCAACGTCTCCGCGCGCAACGTCCACATTAACAACACCAATTCGACGACCGCGGTCGAGAGCGATTTCTCTGGGTCCACCGGCCGCGTCGCGGTGCTGATGCATCGGACGACGGCGAGCACCGTGCTCCCGTTTTTCTTCGCGATCGAGCGCGCGCACGATTCTTCCGGCAATGATCTCGATAGCTACTTCGTGGTCTATTGCGCGTTCGGTTCGTCCGGCACCAGGTCTGCCTCGATGCAGATCGTCCAGAAACCCGCGCTCGGCGGCGTGCTCACGTCCGAGACGGAATTCGTTTCCGCGCTCACCACACTTTCGAGCGGCATCGTGGGCACGAGCGTCGCTCTGGGTTGCTGCTTTCCAGTGATCGGCAAGCTCGATAACCCCACGATGGCGATCGCCTTTTCAAAAGGCGGCGACATCGTCGAGGGCGCCACGGTCTCGGTCGCGCTGTACGGGTCGAGCCACACATTTTTTTGTACCAAATTCAATTCCGTTTGGACGGGGCTTCCGCGCGTCAGCGGCACGGCGAACGGTTTCCTGTTCCGGTTCGAGTAACCGATGGCGACACCCACACTCTACGACCCGTCAACCGAGACCACGCCGCTCGCGCATATGACTTTTCCGAACGCGATCAACGGCTACACCACGGGCAATGACACGCTGGGCGCGGTCTTTAATCCGCAGATGCCGTTTTCGATCGGATGCGTGCTGGCCGGCGTCGTGACCAACACCACCGGGCAGGGCCAGATCTATCCCACGGGGCGCGACTGATGACGACGAACCTGAAGCTGTTGCCCTACACCCAGCAGGGAGAAGTCCCGATTGCATCGGTATCGAATGTCGCCGTGACGTTCATCGCTCGCGCCACGCTGCCGTATCCGCCGGGCAATGTGAAAGTGAACGGAGTTGCTTTCCCATCCACCACGTCCGGCGATGCGGTGATCACCTGGAACCATCGGTACCGTCTCGGGCCATTCATTGTCGCGCAGGATGCAGGCGACGTTGCCGGCGGACCGGAGGGGAACTACACCATCGTCATCGTGATCAATGGAGTCACGATTCGGACCGTCACCGCCATCACCGGCAAAACTTACACGTACACGCGCGCCCAGCGGCTAATCGATAACTCGAATGCCAGCTTGCCGACGTCCATCACGATCACGCCCGTCAACGGCGCGCTCTCCGGGACTCCTCGCACGCTCACGTTCGTGATGGGACCGTAGCGATGGGGGACAGCGATGAACGGACGAATCGTACACGACGCGACGCCAGAAGGTCGTCTCGCCGCAGTAGCGAAATCTGTTTTCTCGAAGTTGAAGACGATCAGAAGGGAACCGGACTACGCGGATTACCGCGACGCGTTGCGGCCGTTCGTCCGGCGCGAACTGATTCTGGCGCGCATCGAGGAAAGTCGCAAGGTCAGCGGTCGCGTGCTCACCGAACGGATGCGAGAGCTCGCCGGCGAACTGATGGAAGTGGACGCGGAGATTGAAGAGGTCGACCTCAAGTGACGATCGAGTCCAGCGGCGAGTGGAAAGAGGAGCGGCTGTTCGTGCTCCGCGCTCTCGAGCGCATCGATGCCGAGCAGCGGCGGCAGATCGACGCGGAGAACATGTTGCAGCAAACCGTCGCTGTGAAAGCCGCGAAGGACATCGGCGCCGCCCACGACAAAATTCGCAAGCTCGAAAGCGAAAAGTCAGGTCTCGCGATCAAGAACTGGGTGATGGCCGCGCTCATCTATGGCGGCGGCATCGCGCTCATTGAACTCGTGAAGTGGGCGCTTCCGATGATGATGGCAGGGCACAAATGAACTTTCCTCTTACGGCAGCGGCGATCTCCGGGATGCTCGGCGACTATGGTCCAATCGACCGCGTCACCACGAACTGGCCGCTCGTGCAGGCGTCGCTGGACCGGATGCAGATTTATTCCGATCTCACGGCCGTGGGCGCCATCGCGACCATCGCGGTTGAGACCGGCCGCTTCCAGCCGATCAAAGAGCGCGGCGGTCCGGCTTACCTCACGAATCTCTACGAGAACCGCACGGACCTGGGCAACACCCAGCCGGGCGATGGCGCTCGCTTCGCCGGCCGCGGCTTCGTGCAGATCACCGGGCGATGGAGCTACACGCATTTCGGGCTGCAGACCGGGCACGACCTTGCCGGTAATCCCGATCTCGCGCTCGACCCGGCTGTCGCGTCCGACATTCTCGCCGTGTTTTTCAAGGAGCGCGGGATACCGGCCGCGGCGCTCGCGAAGAATTGGGAAATGGTTCGCCGGCGCGTGAACGGCGGAATGAACGGCTGGCCAGTTTTTTCGGGAGCGGTCGCAAAGCTCGTGGCGGCTCTCAGCGTAACCCCGGTTCTAGCCGGGAATTCAAACGGAGGTTAGACAATGCACATGCTACTGGTAGCGATTATTGCCGCAGGTGTCGGGATGGCGTTCGGTGCGATCGGGCACGCGATGATTGCGAAGGAAGAAGCGGCCACGAAGGCCGAGCTGGCCGGATGGGGCAAGCGGTTGCGGACCGCCGTCGTGTCCGGCGCCACCTCCACGATCGTCGAGGCTCAAAAGATCATCGCGGAAATTGACGCGAAGCTCTGAGGTTCTCCGATGACGGTGCTGCAAACGGTCACCCACAAAGTGCTGCAGGCCACGCACGGCCGGACTACGGCGTTCTTCGTCGCGTTTTTCATCACCGGCAATGCGATGGCGTACTTCGACAAGCTGACGCCGGTCTACGTGGGCTTCATGGGCACGCTCGGCGGTCTCGTTCTCGGGCATTCGGTAAAGGAAGATTTAGTCACTCTCAAAAATAAGGCGCTCGGCGGGGATCCGCCGCCGGCGCCCGGAGGTCCAGATGGCGACAACAAGTAGCACGACCGTTCCGACGCCGCTCACCGCGCGCGCCAAGTGGGAAATCGCCGGCACGATCGCGGCGTTCGCGGTGTTCAGTTTAGCTTTCGGTTCGTGGATCGGCGCCCGCGAAGATGCGATCAAGATGAAGGCCACGATCGACGCGCAGTCGCAGGTCATCGGCTCCGCGCAAACGCAGAGCAAATCAATCCAGGATGCCGAAGCCGAACGGGACAAGGCGACCGCGGCGAACGTCGCGGCGCTGACGGCCGCGGCCGCGAAGCAAGTCACGCCGGCGGAAATCGCGGACTGGTTACCGAAGCAGGTCCAGACTCCGCAGCCGATCACCATCACCGTGCCGGCGCCCACGCCGCAGAATCCCACGCCGAACGCCACGGCTTCGATTCCCGAATCCGATCTGCCCGCGCTCCGCGACCAGGTCACGCAGTGCCAGGTATGCGCTCAAAAGCTCACTGCGGCGCAGGCGGACGAAGCCGCGAAGGACTCGCAACTCAAACTCGCCGGCGAAGACCTCTCGGCGATGACGAAGGAACGCGACGCGGCCGTCACGGCGTCGAAGGGCGGCTCGTTCTGGGCTCGGCTGAAGTCGAAAGCGAAATGGTTTGCGATCGGCGGCGCGGTCGCGGCCGGCGCGGTCTGCGCTACGGGCCACTGTAAGTAGTTTTCCACATATCCGCAGACCGCCTGACGCGCGACGCTTGACACGTTGTCCGCACAGCGTGTACAGTCCCTCCCGCGATGGCACTCACTCAGGAAGTCCAACGAAACGAACGGCTGTTCATCCGGGTCAGCGAAGCGGAAAAGCGGAAGTTTAACCGCCTCGCGCGAGCCCGCAACACGGACATCTCTGAACTCGCTCGGCAAATCCTCCACCGCGAGGCCGATTCAAAACCCCTGAAGGCGTCCGCTTAACCCGATGCGTACTTTCCCCATCCGGTGTTTGCCCCACGAGCAAATGCAACATAGTATTCATTGCAGGGTAACGTGCCTTCCTGTTAACCACCTTGCCACCCCCGCACGGCATCACGCTGACTCGACGAGGCTTCGCAGTGTTTCTCTGAAGTCCAAGCTCTTTTGCGGACCCGGTTTTTCCGCCGGTACTAGCCGTTGTATTTCGGTTACTCGTGGCGACCTTGTCATCGATCCGAGCGATCCCGCCAATTCCTCGCCGCGCTCCAGGAACCAGCTTAACAGCATAGCCTCCGCGCGCTTCTCTGCCCAGGCGTCGAGCAGCTCGAATAACTCTTTGCGTCGGTTCTGGGCGTCGGCGAGGCGGTGGAGCATCGCATTTTGCAGGGAACACTTGGAAGCTCCGAGCAGGTATTCGAACGCGATGAGTTTGGGATCGTCAGCCATGCACTTCCTCCTGGAATTGAGGGCGGCTGCGGTCCGCGCTTTCGGTTTACGAGATTTGCAAGTAACGGTTGTGGAGGCAAGGCAAATCTAGAGTGCAGGAAAAAATAAGTTCGCAGTTGGCGAGAGTCGGGGTCGTTCACGGGGAATCGCGAATCGTGTGCTCGAAAGCAGGTGACCATGCCGGCACGAATTGACGATAAACGATGGGAATCAAAGTTCGCGAAGTTCGTCACCGCTTATCCCATCCCGCTGCTCGCGTCGCGGCTTCGCGTTCGGACCTCTGCGATCTACCAGTGGATTGGCGGCAACACGAGCCCGCATCCCGTGATGGCTTTCGCTATTCAGAGTCTCGCCAGGCGTCGGCGCGTCGCGCTCACGCTCGACGAAATCTATCAGCCGCTCCGCGAGGGGCGGTACACCAGGAGGTCAAAGTGGAAAACCGGATTGAACTGAGCAACATTTGCGGCGGCGCCGTCGAGGAACTCTTTCAGCGTGAGCTGTCCGAGGTCCTGGGCAACATCGGCGACGTGAATACGAACCCCGAATCGAAGCGGAAGATCACGCTCGAATTCACGCTGAAGCCGTTCGAGGACCGCTCGGGCGCGCAGATCGAGTTCACGATCAAGTCGAAGCAGGCGGCTGTGAACTCCGTAAAGGGCACGATGTTTTTGGAGCGGCGCGGCACCACGATGGTCGCGATCCCGCACGATCCCAAGCAGAACACGCTTTTCCGGCAGTCCGATCCGTCGTTGCAGTAAGGCCACGCAGCTCACTCTCGAAACGAAAGGCACACCATGATTCGCGAAGCGATTGACAGAATTCTAGGACTGGCACCACCGAACCAGATCACCGTCGGCGACAAGCTGTACGTCGACAAAGACATCCACATCGTGAAGCCGCCGGTTCCGAGCGAGATCGATGTCAGCACGCTGCAGGGTCTCGTGGATTTGCTCGAGGGCGAAATTGAAGATGTGAAGGCCGACGACGATTTGCTCGTGCATATCCAGTCGCCGTTCTTAGTCTCGCTCATCGGACGAAAGTCCGACAGCTACGGGCGGCGCCAGATCTATGCCGAGGCACACTACCCCGAGAAAAGCTGCCCGACGTTCACGTTCGGCAATTGGTTTCACGTTGAGAATTTCCTCATCGCGGTGCAGCAGGGCTTCCAGCGCGTGAAGATTCAGGGCGATGACGGCACGTTCGCGAAAGACCTCGACTACGTGCTCGAGCAATCGTCGCGGATCACGGCCGATTCGACCGTCACCAACGTCGACGACGGTATCAGCCAGCGGGTCAACGTCGCCGCCGGCGTCGTGCTGAAAGAGTCTGCCGCTCTCCGCGCTCGCGTCACTCTCGCGCCGTATCGCACGTTTGCCGAAATCGACCAGGTGCCCGCCACATTCATCTTCCGCGCAAAACAGGAGAACGGTGTGGTGAAGCTCGCTCTGTTCGAAGGTGACGGCGGGCGCTGGCGGCTCGATGCGGTCGCGGCGATCAAGGCATGGCTCGGCGCAAAAATCACGGGCTCGCCAATCATCAGCTAATGAAAATACCGGGCATCTTCGAGCGTCCGCCGGCGTCTGGCGTCCACTGGGTTTTCTACAGGGACGCCGACGGCCGTCCGCACAAGGAAAAGGCGGGGCAGCTCGCCGCGGCGCTCGAGCTGCTCACCCGGCGAAAGAAGGAAGTCAAAAACGGCAGCTACGTTCCGCCGCGGCAGGCGCGCACCTGGTCGTTCCGCCGGCTGGCCGATGAAGCGATCAAGCAGAAGTCGCTTCGCCTCGCCGCGCTCTCGATTGAGACCGACCGCATCCGCCTGGGGCAGCTCTCGCCGCTCATCGGCGGGATCCCGTTTGACCGCGTCACCACCGAACGCATCGAGGAAACGCTCGGGGCGCTGAAGCGGTCCGGGCTTTCGAACTCCACGGTGAATCGCTACCGCTCGTTTATTTCCACGGTGTTCACTTTTGCACTCGCCACCGGACGAGTGTCCGCAAACCCGGCGTCGCGTGTGAAGCGCTACAAGGAAAACGATGCCCGCGTGCGATGGCTGCGTCCCGAGGAAGAGGACCGGCTTCGCAAATGCATCTCTGTCGATTACCACCGCTGGGAGTTCGACCTCGCGCTCCACACCGGCATGCGCCGCGGCGAGCAGTTCGGGCTCAAGTGGAAAGATTGCGACCTTGAACGGGGAATCCTGACGGTCAAAGGGAAAACCGGACGGCGCCACATCGTCGCCAATGACACCGCGATCGGCACGCTGAAGCGGCTCTCGCGCTACACCGGCGAGAAGGAGTTCGTCTCACCCGATAACGACGGATCCGCGCAGCGCGACTGGCGGACCTGGTTTGAGCACGCGTGCGACGAAGCGGCCGTGGATGATTTTCACTGGCACGATTTGCGGCACACATTCGCGTCGCGCCTGGTGATGGCTGGCGTGGACATCCGCACCGTGCAGGAGCTGCTCGGGCACAAGTCCATCGTGATGACCATGAAGTACGCGCATCTCTCCGCCGACCACCGCAAAGCGGCCGTCGCGAAGATGAACGTCGAGGCGGCGGTGCCGGCGTGAACGAGATTCGCATCGGCGATTGCCGCGCGATCATGAAGTGCCTCGTGCTGCAGGGCGTGCGCGTGCAGACGTGCATCACGTCGCCGCCGTATTTCGGGCTTCGCGATTATGGCGTTGAGGGGCAGCTCGGGATGGAAGAGACGCCGGCGGAATATGTCGGCCAAATGGTCGACGTGTTCCGCCTGGTCCGCGAGCTGCTCGCCGATGACGGAACGGTTTGGCTCAATCTGGGCGATAGCTACGCCGGCAGTTGGGGCGCGCAAAGTCGCGGCGACTTCTATCCGGGGACGCTTGAGGGCGCGAGCTCGAGAGAAACGTCACTCAGTGCGCGCCAAATCCTCGCACATCCGAAGGGCACGCTCACCGGAAGTCTGAAGAACACGCCGGGACTGAAGCCGAAAGACCTCATCGGTATCCCGTGGCGCGTGGCGTTCGCGCTGCAGGCGGATGGCTGGTATCTCCGCAGCGACATCATCTGGCACAAGCCCAATCCGATGCCCGAGAGCGTCACCGACCGCCCGACGAAAAGCCACGAGTACATTTTTCTGCTTTCGAAGTCCGCTGATTATTTTTATGACGCCGCGGCGATCCGCGAGCCAGCGATCTGCGGCTGGAACGGCAACGAGTTCCAAGGTCCGAAGTCTCTCGCCACGCGCCCGACGACGGGACGCGGTCCGCGACCGTCAGCCAAGCGCGGTGAGTTCGCCGGTAAGACCATCGACCTCGTGGGCCGCGAAGCATTTAGAGCCGTGGTCGACGAGCGCAACAAGCGCAGCGTGTGGCAGATCTCGACGCAGCCTTACGCCGGCGCTCACTTCGCCACGTTTCCGCCAGATCTAATCCTTCCGTGCGTGCTGGCCGGCTCGCGCCCGAACGATATTGTGTTCGACCCGTTCATGGGCTCTGGCACCACGGCGCTCGTGGCCAAGGAAAACGGGCGCCGGTATCTCGGCTGCGAACTCAATCCCGCGTATGCGTCGCTGCAGAACGAGCGGCTCCGCCAGGAAGTCCTGTTTGCAGCGGAGACGCCGGCATGAAGCTCACCCAAGTCCAATGCGAAGCGCTGTACGAGGCGCTCGCGAAGAACTCCGGACGGCTGATGCCGCAGCTCCGCGACGTGCGCGAATTCATCGAGCGCGAGTTCGACCAGCCGAACGTGTCGCGGCCGATCATCAGGAAAGTGGTGAAGCCATCGTGAAGTGGATCAGTTGCACGCTCGTGGATCAGCCGCCGCAGCGAAAGACGAAAGTCTGGACCGTCTGGTCCCTGCAAAGCGCGTTTTATCTCGGGCGGGTCCAGTGGTTTTCTCGTTGGAGGCGGTACTGCTTTTTCCCCAACGGTCAGGCGGCATTCGAGCAGGACTGCCTGCGGGATCTCGCGGAGTTCGTCGAGTCCGAAACGAAGAAGCACCGAATTGGAAAGCGGGCATCGCTCGCCGAGGTGAAGTCGTGAGGTCGCTGCTTCATTTCGCGGCGTGGTGCGGGCTCGTGATCGGCTCGCTCGGAGCGCTCGGGTTCGTGGTGACGTTCGCAATTTATCGCTGGAATTTTCCCGGCTGGCGCTGGCGGAAGCGGTAAAAATTACCCGCTTTTCGCTCTGCGGCGGATGGCACTGGATGGCACTGGATTTTTGACGTGGTTGCAGGTTGTTGACGTGGTTGTGGATGGAGTCGCACCGAAGTTCTCTGACTCCTGTTGAAAGAGGCTCAAAATGACCGAAAAACGTGGCGACCAGGCGGCGGCAGGCGAAGCAAAACAGGGCGGTTCGCCGCCGTTCGTGTCCGGCTCGCCCGCGTCGCCCACAGCGGCTGGAAACGACCAGAACGTGGCACCTAACGCGCCTCACACGCCGCGCTGCGCTCGGCTCGAACGCGTGCTCGTGGTGATTCTCGAATGACCGCCTGGCGCAGGCGCGGTTTCGGTTTGCACGAGCTGCTCGGCATCCTCGCGCTTTTCTTCATCGCCGGCGCGGTGCTCGGCGCTGCACTCATGTTCGTAATTGAAGGGAGGGGCTGATGTTTCACACGCCAGAGAACGACGACGTCCGGCGAGAACCGCTCGACGTGAAGTACCTCGCGCCGCCCGATGACCTCGTGCTCATCGGCGATCTGAAATTCACGGGCGACTTCTTCCGCTTTTTCGACGCGAAGAACAGCGACGGGATCTTCCGCCTGGTCGGCGTCGCCGACGGCACCATCACGATCGAGACGCTGCTTCACTCCGCGACGCACGACTTCGTCGAAGCGCTCGACGGGCCGAAACCGGATCGCGTCGAGCGGGAAGGCCACGAGCCCATCGTTGCCGTCCTGCAGGAAACCGAACGGCAGATGGCGCTGATGGCGTTCGCGCAGCTCGCGCTTTCGCTGCCCGGTTTCGATCTCGCGCTGGGCGAACTCGCCGACAAGCTGCAGGGTCACCGGATGTTCACAGCGTTCAAACGGTTTCGCCGCTCCGCGATCGAGGCGGCGAAAAAAGGGGCGGCATGAGGTCCGCGGATATTAGAAAGATTCCCCTCGCTGGCGCGGAAACCGAGCTCACTTCGCTCGCTGGGTCCAGCACTGAAATCACGCTGGGGGCCGCACAGCTCGTGATCGCAGTTAACACCAACATCCTGCTCCGTGAAATCGCGGCGCAGCTGGCGGAATTCAACGAGGAAATTCGCGACAAGAAAAGGGAGAAGTGATGCAAAAAACATTCTGTGATCGATGCGATGGACTCGGCAAAAAGGCGGGCTCGTGACGGTCGCGCTCGAATCGGGGAAGTGTCGCGTGTGCGGTTGCACCGAACAAACACCATGCCTCTTTCCCGGCGAGGATTACGAAGAACCGTGCGGGTGGGTTGATGAAGCGCGGACGCTGTGCTCGAACACCCGTTGCGTCGCGGAAGTCCCGACGTCCGAACTCGTTTTGATGTTGTGAAAAAAGGAGGTAGTTCATGAAGCCAACGATCGGAAGGACGGTGATCTTCAGGATCACAGAGGAGCAGGCCCAGCAGATCAACCGACGTCGAACAAATTCCCAGAGCATTGCCGCCAGAATCGGGGACGACAAATGGCCGCTCGGCGCGCAGGCTCACATCGGAAACGAAGTTCACGCCGGCGACGAATTCCCGATGGTGATCGTGCGCGTGTGGAACGAGTGGAGCGTTAACGGGCAGGCCATGCTCGACGGTAACGACACCCTATGGACCCTTAGCGCCCAGACGGGAAATGAAAACGGGCAGTGGCGCTGGCCAGAACGCGTCGAGGGAATCGAAAAGCTCTAACCATTTTCCGGCGCCGCCGGTTCCGCCCGAACTCGGCGCTCGGGAGTGTGCGGGGATTTGTGGCCGATCGATCCCCGCACGTCAAAGTTCCGGCGCTTACGCGGTGCCGGGAGAGGGCGGGATCCGGGTACCTGGGAAGGCCCGGATCCCGCAAAAATTCGGAGGCTGTGATGCCGTGTTCGATAGTAAATCTGCCCGGCGGCGGTGTGGCGATCGTAAAGCACGCGGCGGGTCGCACGAAGAAGTGCCGCTTCTGCGAGAAATCGAGCACGAAGCTCTGTGACTTCGTGACCGGAAAAACTCTTGGCGGCGCGAACATCACTTGCGACGCGCCGATTTGCGATCGGCACGCCACGCCGATCAAGACTTCCCCGGACGCCGACCAACTGGACTACTGCCCGAGGCACGCGAAATGACGACGCCAGAAACGAAAACGATTTTTCAAGACTTCATCGGCTCCGTCTGTGCCAGCTGCGGTCGCGCGAAGAGAACGAAGCAGTCCCACTGCAGCGCTTGCTATAAAAAATTACCGAGGCAGATGCAGCTCGACCTCTACCGGAAGTTCGGCTACGGGTACGAGGCGGCTTTCCTGGCGTCGACGGAGTGGCTGCTCGATCACGATGTAACGCGCTCATCAATCGACGAATTCACGCGCCGCATCACGGGCAGTGGAGCGAAGCCGTGAGCCCGCGCGGCCGCAAGCGCGCACCGTTCACCGAACCTCGGGCGTTCGCCGATCGTGCGAAAAGGCGCGAACTCATGAGTCCGCGACTGGAATTTAGGAACTACCTGCTCGCAGCCACGATGAACGACCGCTGGGAATCGTTTCGCGAAATCATTCGCGGCGTCCGCAAGCGGTACGGCAACGCTTATGCCGATATCGACGCGCGGCGTTATCTGATGGACCTCGCGACCGATGGCGTCCACCTGCTCAAAGAACGGCCGCGCGCGGGATCCGCGGAGATCGAGTTCCGGCTGCACGTCAAGCAAACGCGCGTCGCGAACATCCCGGATCCGCCGAAGCGCGAATCGCCACTAGAACTCAGTAAGCTCGCAAGGGAGTTGATTCAGAATGGAAAAAAGCCGAGGAGACTCCGTGCCTGCCGCACTGCCTCCTCGGGCTCAAAGCGGGTAACCCGGAGGAAATCTTAGCATGAACGAGACTCGTTTTCCGCTGTGCTGGCCGTCGGGATGGGCGCGGACGCCACGTGGCCAATATGCTAGAGCGCGGTTCAAAAAAAACAAAGCCGCGGCGAATCCTAGCATGTACGGCGGCACCGCATCGATCAGTGTGTGGGACGGAGTGTGCCGGGTCACTGGCGAACTCCGCGCGCTCGAGGTCAAGGACTCCGACGTCATCATCTCGACGAATATTCAAACGCGAAACGATGGCGTTCCGCGCAGCGATCGTGGCGAGCCGTCCGATCACGGCGTTGCGGTCTACTGGAAAAATAAAAAAGGAAAAGCGGAGTGCATGGCGATCGACAACTACGACCGCGTCGCCGATAACCTCGCTGCGGTCGCCGCGACTCTCGAAGCGCTGCGCGCGATCAAACGGCACGGCGGCGGTGCGATCATCGACCGCGCGTTCGCCGGATTTGCCCAGCTGCCGGCAGCGATCGTGACGGCTCGACCGTGGCGCGAAGTGTTCGGTGTTGATGAAGGCGCTCGCCTCACCCCTTCCGAGGTCAACTCTCGCTATAACGCTCTCGCTCGAAAGCGTCACCCGGACCTCGGCGGAACGCACGAAGCGATGACCGAATTGAACGAGGCGCGGCGCATCGCGATGGCGGAGGCGGTTTGAAGCGCGACTTTCCGTTCCCGTGGCGCGAACCGGAGAATTCCGCACCGTCGTACCTGATGGCGCGCAACACGGAGTCGGTAGTTCAGGCTTCAATTCTCACTTTTCTTGCTTTGTACGAGGTCGACGCTGTCCCGATTGACGCCGGCGGAAGACGTCAACGCGGCCGGATGATTGGCGCAGCGGCCGCAGCGGGCGTCGACCTCAAAGGAGTTCAGAACACGAAGACCGGCCGCGCGATCCCGGCAGGCTTCGCGGATATCGAGGCGACGCTCGCGCCGAACGGTCGCGCGCTTTACATCGAGGTGAAGGCTCCGCGATGGCTCAACTCGGGCGGCCGCCAGATCAAAGCTGCAGGAAAAGCGACAGACGATCAGCTCGCGTTTCTGCAATCGAAGTTCGACCGCGGCGCGATCGTGCTGGTCGCCTGGTCGTGCAATGAGGTCTGGGAATATCTGTCCGCCGAACTTCGCGCCAACAAGGAGTACCTCGGAAAGCAGCGCGCGCGTGCCTGAGCGGTTCGTCCCGGTTTCACCAGACAGGATTCACCGAACAGCGGATCTGGACCGCGCGCTCTTTTTGCACGAGTTTTTGGTTTCGCAGCAGACGTCGGCCGACGGTCTCGTGTTCTACGGAAAAGCCGTTGGCTACGCCTGGATTAAGTCGCGATGGCTCGGCTCTCCGACGATCCGGTCGCTGCAGCGCTATATGCGGTTGCTGAAATCAGCCGGTCTCGTGGAGGTTCACCGGGAATTTCACGGAGGGATTCGCATCAGGCTGCTCGACTCTGTGAAGTTCGCAAAGCCGATCCCGCCGCCAGCCGTGCAGCTGTCGCTGCTCGGTCCGGGCGTCACGACGATGCGGAAAAGAGCAGTGGATAAGCTGTGGAAAACCAGTGAATCTCCAGAAAACAATAACGACAGCGGTGTCGTTATGGTGCCGACAGCGGTGTCGTCAGAAAGAAGTAGGAAGTAAGTCTATAAGAGAAAAGCAACGCGCGAGCGACGCAGGTCGCTGTGGAAAACCGACAGCAAACCCGCTGTGAAGGGAGAAGCAAAATGCCACTACCCACAGACCGGAAAGGGCTCGAATCAGACGGCTATCGCTTCATCAACGCTGGAACGTGTCGCGGTTGCAGCGCTCCGATGGAATGGTGGAAGACACCGCACGGCTACAGCGCGCCGTTCGTGGTGCGCCTGGTCGATGGCGTCGAGAAGGTTTTGCCTCACTGGGCAGACTGTCCTGAGGCTAAGAAATTCCGAAAGGCGAAGGCGTGAAGTTTTGGTTTGAGCTGTGGGCTGTTGGCATCGCAGTGGTGATCGTCATCGCACCGTTGTTTTCGCCGCACGTTCCGAAATCACCGAGGAAACTATGAAGATCAAAGTCGATATCGATGCCGATTCCGTCGTGAAGCTAACCGCGGCTGTGCTCCGCCAGCTGCCATATGCGACGAACAACGCGATCACGAGAACCGCGAAGGAAGCGGTCGACGCTGGCCGAAAAGAGCTGCAGCGCGATGTCACCGTGCGAAAGCAGTTCATCTTGAATCGAATTAGCATTTTGCACTACTCAAAAGTAGGCAATCTCACAGCGATCATCGGCGTCAACGCCGCGGTGCAGGGTTCGCCGCTACTGCTCGGATTTCTCGAAGAAGGCGGCGAAAAAGAACCGAGCAACGGCGAAGGCATCGCGATTCCGCTTACTGGCGAAGCCGCGCGTCCGTCGTTTGCTCAATCGGTGCCGACGCAGTTTCGCTATAAGAACCTCAAATTCATCGGCAACAAAGGCAGGCAGAAAACCTTCATCGTTCCGAACGTCGGTGTGTTCGAGCGCGTCGCGCCTGGCAAGTCGCCAGAGGCAACTGTGGAGATCTACTCGTTTAAACCGAACGCACCGATTCCTGTTCACACACATTTGCGCGATGCAATGCTGACCGTCATTCGCGAACGGTTTGCGGCGATCTTCTCAGATGAATTCGCGAAGGAGATTCTACAAAAGGCGTCTCGGCTGTGACGGAGGTCACTCGTGCGAAAGCATGAAGCGTTCGATGTGTATGTCAGCGAAGGCGTCATGGTCGAGGTTCATCGTGGGCGCGTGCAAACCGTTGCGCGTCAGTTCGGTGCCGATTTCGACGGACCGATTCAGACCGTGTTGCATGGCGAGGCGTTCGAGCCATCCGTTCTGGATAGCGACGGTGTTGTGTGTGCTGCACCATCGTCTGCCGCGTCTCGCTTGCCAGAGGTGAGTGGTCGCTACGTGCCGTGTGTCGTGCTCTCTCTCGTGCTGTTCGGTGTCGTGCTCGGCTGGCTCGTGCGGGCGTGGCTGGGCTGAGGTGTACGGAGGGTGTCGCTCGTGGGCCGAGGCTTTGGGTCCTGTCCCCCGGGTGGCTCAGTGCGGGTGACGGCGAGCGCGATATGTGTCTTGCGACTAAAATTTTTTGACGGGTTTCGTTTCGCTTTGCCGACTGGGGGCTGACTGTGACCGAAGTGATGAAGGTTTCGAGCTGGGACGTGGACAAACTGATTCCGTACAAGCAGAACCCACGAAAAAACGAAGGCGCTGTCGAAAAACTCGCGGCGTCGATCAAGGAGTTCGGATTCCGCGTGCCGATCGTGGTCGACAAGGACGGCGTAATCATCACCGGGCACACCAGGTTGCTCGCCGCGCTGCGCCTGGGCATGAAGGAAGTGCCGGTCCACGTCGCCACAGGCTTGACGCCGGCGCAGTGCAAGGCATTTCGCATCGCGGACAACCGGGTTCACGAAGAGGCGGACTGGGACGAGGCGTTGCTGAAGCTCGAGCTGGGCGATTTGTACAAGATGGGCTTCGATCTCGGCGCGACTGGTTTCGATCAGGACGAACTCGCCGCGCTCTTGTCCGCGGATCCCGGCGGTCTGCTCGAAGGCGTTGATGAAGACGCGATCCCGCCGACGCCGGCGAAGCCCGTCACGTTCCCAGGTGAGGTGATTGTGCTCGGCTCGCACAGAGTGATCTGCGGCGACTCGACCGACCCGTTCATCATCGAGAAATTATTCGCCGGCAAGCGCGCCGACGCCGTGTTTACCGACCCACCGTATAACGTGAACTACGAGGGCGGCGCCGGAAAAATCCAAAACGACAACATGGGCGACGCGCCGTTTAAACAGTTTCTGCTCCGCGCGTACGGCGTGATGTTCCGCATGCTGAAAGACGGCGGCGCGATCTACGTTTGCCACGCGGACACCGAAGGTCTGAATTTCCGCAGCGCGTTCAAAGAGACCGGCTTCAAACTCTCCGGGTGTCTGGTGTGGTGCAAAGACGCGCTCGTGCTCGGCCGCTCCGACTACCAGTGGCAGCACGAGCCGATTCTCTACGGCTGGAAACCGACGGGCTCGCACAAGTGGTACGGCGACCGGAAGTCGACGACGGTCTCGGAGTTCATGCTCGAGGCTCCGCTCACGCAGGTCGAACCGAATCTGTACCGGCTCCGCCTGGGCGACCAGTGGTTTGAAATCTCAGGCGAGAAGATGGCGGTCAAGGAACTCACCACGACCGTGCTCCGCGTCCCGCGGCCGAAGCGCAACGAGGAACACCCAACCATGAAGCCCGTTGCCCTCATCGACAAACTTCTGAAAAACTCCACGAAGAAGGGCGACCTGGTTTTCGATTCATTCGGCGGATCAGGATCGACGCTCATCTCGTGCGAAAAGCTCGGGCGCTCCGCGTACCTCTGTGAGCTGGAACCGAAGTTCGTCGACGTCATCGTGCTCCGCTGGGAACAGGCCACGGGGAAGAAAGCGAAGAGGGAATGACGATCGTGACCGACGTGAAGGAGATCCGGTTCCGCGTGTTCGAGCCCGGCAATAATGCATCGCGGATGCTCAAGCTCCGCGCGCCGGCGGGACAGGTTTACAACGAGGCGGCCGTCGACGCCGCTCTGTTTCAGGTGGCGGAAAAAGTCGAGGCGGTCTATCCCAGCCACGAGTACACCGTCGTGCAGATCGGTCCGGCGCATTTTAATTTCGTCTGGGTGAGTGCGCGTGGCGGAACTAGCTAACGTCGAGCGCGTCGCGCAGGCTCTCAACCTGGACAAGCGGCGGGTTCAGCAGCTCGTGAAGGAGGGGATGCCCAAGGCAGAGCGTGGGCAATATGACCCCATCAAATGCATGCTCTGGTACATCCGGTATCTCCAGGCGGCGCTCGAAAAAAAAGCGGTCCCGATGCCGGACGGTTCGCTGTCCAACGAACGCGAGGAGCGCGTCCGGTTGATTCGCGCCGACGCGGATCTCCGCGAAATGGAACTGGCGCGGGAGCGGTCGCAGCTCGTGGCGATCCCCGATGTCGAGAAAATGCTCACCGATCTCGTGCTCACTACCAAGGCCCGCATGATGGCGATCCCGCCGCGGCTCGCGCCAGAACTCGTGGGCGAAACGTCGCGCGTCATGATTCAGGCCAAGCTCGAGAAGTCGATCAAGGACGCGATGTCCTACCTCGCGCAGCAGGGAAAAGCCGATGGAACAGCAAACAGTTCAGACGCACCAAAGCGCGACGGCTAACTGCGCAGCGGTCGCCGCGCGCGTCTGGGCTCACTTCAACCCGCCGCCCGACATCACCATCTCCGAGTGGGCCGCGCGAAACCGGATCCTTCCCAAGGGCACGACGTCGCGGCCGGGTCCGTTCAAGCCCGAGAAATTCCAAATCGAAATGATGGACTGTGTTCTGGATCCGAACGTCCACGAGGTCGCGATCATGAAGTCCACGCAGGTGGGCTACAGCGACGCGATCCTGAATAACGTGATTGGCTACTTCGTCGACGCGGATCCCAAGCCGATCATGATGGTGCAGCCGACGATCGACAACGCGAAGGACTACGGCAAGAAGCGAATCACGCCGATGATCGAGACCTGCTCCGCGCTTCGCGAAAAAATCAAACCGCCGACCCGCGCGCGCGCCGGCAACACTCTTGCGCTGAAGGAATTCCCCGGAGGCTTTCTAAAACTCACCGGCGCGAACTCGGGCGCCGGCTTGCGGTCAGATCCCGTTCCCATCGTGCTGTTCGACGAGGTCGACGGCTACCCGCTCGACGTCGACGGCGAAGGCGATCCGGTCGCGATCGGCACTCGGCGCACTGACGCGTTCGCGGATTATAAAATCGTGAAGGGCTCGACGCCGGCGAAGCCGAAAGGCATCTCGCCGATCGAGCGCGACTATCTCCGCAGCGACATGCGGCGGTTCCACGTCCCCTGCCCGTTCTGCCGGAAGATGCAGGTGCTGTGGTGGCGGGATCCCGAAACGAAAGAGTACCGGCTCACGTTCGACGTGAACGCCGACCACCAGGTGGATCCGGCGTCGGTCGCGTTCGTGTGCGCCGGCTGCAGGGAAAAAATCCCGGAGCGCTACAAACAGCAAATGCTCAACGCCGGCGAATGGATTGCGGAGATGCCCGGACGTCCGGTTGTCGGCTTCCACATCAACGCGCTCTATTCGCCGTGGCGCGAGAACTGGTTTCAGCTCGCGCAGGAGTGGCACGAGGCGAACCGCGAAAAAAACGCGGAGAAGCTGAAGGCGTTCATCAATCTTCGCCTGGGCGAAACGTGGGAAGAGGACGGCGACACGATCGAGGCTGTCACTCTGAAGTCGCGGCTCGAAGCGTACCAGGCGGAAGTTCCCGACGGTGTGGGCTTGCTCACTGCGTCGGTCGACGTGCAGGGCGACCGGCTCGAGGCCGTCGTGAAAGGATGGGGCGACAAAGAGGAATCGTGGCTCATCGCCTACCAGCAATTCTGGGGCGATCCCGGACAGGAGCAGGTTTGGAGCGAACTCGATTCGTTTTTGCTCTCGACGTGGGAGTCCGGTTCGGGACAGAAAGTGCCAATCGCTTGCGCGACCATCGACTCGGGCGGCTCGCACACCGATTCCGTTTATCGCTTCGTCCGCGCACGGCAGGCGCGGCGGATATTCGCGCTCAAGGGTTCGAGCGAATCGGGAAAGGAAATTCTCGGCAAATTCTCGGCAAACAACGCGTACCGGGTGAAGCTCTGGACGATCGGAACTGACACGGCGAAGGACCGCATCTTCGCGCGCCTCAAAATCCCCGCACCCGGTCCGGGCTACATGCATCTGCCGGATTTCGTCGAAGAAGAGTACCTCGCGCAGCTCACCTCGGAGAAAGCTGTTCGCCGGTACAAACGCGGGAAGGGCACCGTTCGGGAATATATTAAAATCCGCTCCCGGAATGAGGCGCTCGACCTTGAAGTCTACTCACTGGCCGCGCTCTATATCCTCGGGCAGGCCACGTTGCGGAAGCTGGGCGAACTCGCCGCCCAGCTCCGCGAACCCCCCAAGGGGCCGAAGCCAGGCGAAGGCGGGGCGAATGGCGGGGATCAGGGCGGCTCGGGCGGGTCTGGGCCGGGCAGGCGTGGGTCAAGCTGGGTCCAAAACTGGTAACGGTATTCCTATCGCCTCATGATCTCCTAATCGAAAGGAACAAGCTGCTGTTGATGATTTGCTAGTTCGGGGGTTCAGAGCGAACATTCGAATCGAAGTAAGCGAGGCCCGCAGGCGTTGGACGCGCCCACGAGCCTCTGACCGACAAAGTGAGGCGATCACCATGACGGCTAAAACGAATCTACTCGAATCCGTTCCGCAAACGAAGGCCATTCCCGCTGAGGTAACACAGTCCGTTTTACACGCGCTCGCCGAAGCCATCGAAGCCGCGTTCATCGAACAAATCATCCCCGTTTCAAAAGAGCAGCGCATCGCCGAACTGGCGGGCGTCGAATACGGCGGTCCGCAGTCGACTGACTCGGGCACGCTCCACTACTTCCGCGAACCGATCACCGGAACGTCTCTCGCCGTTTGGGACCGGGATCTCAGCGTGGCGTCGGTGCTGGAAAGCGTCAAAGCCGCGCATGTCCGGTTCGCCGTGGGCTTCGCTTCGAATCTCTCCGAACGCCTCACCGCAACCGTTGACCGCTCGCTGGTGGTGCGCTCGTGATTCGCCATGTGATGGGAGTCCTATTCGTGATCTGCTTTCTCTCGACGGTGTTTCTCATCCGGGAGTTGGTTCACGTATACCGCTCGGCTCAGTTCAAGGACGATCTCGCGCGTCTCCGGGCGCAGCGAGAGCGGCGCCGTTCGGCGCGGCGAGGTGGACGATGAAGACCTTGCCGATCTACATCCTCGCCATCATCGCCGGCTGGCTTCTCGCTCTGGCCTACACGTTTCACCGGGAGGTGCGGTAATGCGCCACCTCACTCCACGGCTGGAATACGTCGAACGCTCCGCCGTCCCGGTCCGCGTGCCGGCATATTTCGGGTCCGCTCAATCGGTGTTGCACGTCTGGAAAGATGGCCGAATAGTACTATTCGCGTTTCTCTGTAATGCAGCTACGCTTGTTTTTAGGAGGATGTCATGAAGGCTTTCGCGCTGATCTCTCTGGTAGTTCTCGCGGCATCGATCACCTCGGCTCAGGGGTCCCATCCCACCGTGTATGTTGAATCGAAAGATGAATTCGCAAATGATTTTTCGGCGGGCGTCATCCGAAAGAATGTGGCTGTCGCTTTGACTGGCGATCTTCAGCAGGCGGGATACGTGGCACGCTTCACCTGGGCGACGAACGAAGGATCTAAAACACAGGGCGTCATGACCGCTCTGATGACGGGCGTATATATCAGCGGAGCTTACGAGCGCGTGTCGATGAGCATCGTCGAGCGCAAGTCGAAGGACCTCGTATACAGCTACACCTGTCAAAAGGGCGGACGCCACGTGCAGTCGGTCGCGGAATGCCTCGCAAAGCACTGGAAGGATGCGCTCGATAGCGGGAAAATTAAAATGCGCGAATTCACACCTGCTGATTTAGAGGGAATTCATGACGGCGACGGCGACGCTGTTTCGATCCGAAAGAGCGGTGACACCTTGCCCGCGCTGACCGTAGTTCATCCCGAACCGAAGGCAGACACGCAATCGATGATGGTGGTTTCTGCGAACGGCGGGACCGAACCGCTGAACGCGACATCTGTCCAAGCGGCGGAAGCTGCAGCACAACCGGAATCTCTCGGCGATGCCGCACGTCGCTACCGCGAGCAAAAAGCCGCAGCGCAGCAGTCGCAGTAGGATGCCGCCGAGATTAGATTTAACTGGGCGGCGATTCGGGCGCTGGAAGGTCGTTTCGCTCGCAAGCACTAGAAACGGCATCTGCGTGTGGAGGTGCCGTTGCGATTGTGGCAAGTGGGGGCGCGTACGGCTGGGCAGTCTGAGGAGAGGGTGTTCGCGAAGCTGTGGATGTCTGAGGCGTGAAGGCCGCAACAACTTGAAGCACGGCATGTCCGCTTCGCCCGAATATTTGGCATGGGAAAGTCTAAAAAGCCGCTGCTCTAATCCCCGCGTGAAAAACTGGAAAAGCTACGGTGGTCGAGGCATTAAGGTGTGTGCTCGCTGGCGAAAATCATTCGTCGCGTTCTACCGCGATATGGGGCCACGCCCGGAAGGGCTCTCAATCGACCGCATCAACAACGACGGGGACTACAGTCCGTCGAACTGCCGATGGGCAACGCGATCCGTTCAGGTCAAAAACAGAAGGCGGCGCTGAACAGTGTCCGCTGGTACAGGTTTCGCCTTAAGCCCTTTATAGTAAGTCTAATATAGACTTAGAGTCCTAGTACCCGCATTCTCGGT